GCGAAAATCTTGAACAGCGCGTCGCCGCTCAGGAAATCGTCGCCATTCGCGGTCTCCGGGCGGGTTCGCCAGAAGAACTTGACATCGTGCCCGCCGCTGCGCTTCTTCTTCTTCGGCGGTGCGGTGATGAACCAGGAGTCTGCGTCGGTGAGATACCGGCACGTCAGGTACCCGTTCTCCGAGAGCTCGCCTTTCAGCGGATTGATCTCGTTGTTCGAGGTATACGGCTTGTACTCACTCTGCAGGATCTCCCGGGCGATCCACTCGAACGCGGGGTCGATGATCAGGAGCGCGGGGCTCATGATGATCGGACGTCCCCGATCGTCCTTCAGCACCTTGTAGTGATCCAAGGCAGCCTGGAACGATGTGTAGGAGAAGTCCACGTCCGTACTGGGCTTGTTCGCCTGGACAGCACCGCCATCGAGCCGTGTGTGCGACACGTGGCACAGTGAGAGGCCGTCGATGCCGGCGAACGCCGCGGTGAACGCGTTGTTGAACGGAGCCCACGCGTCGACTTCGACCTTGTACGATGCGGACCTGCCCAGTTCGGCAGACATGCCCTCCATGATGCTGTACAGATCGTCGTCGTACATCTCGCGCGTGATTCTGAACCCGAGGCCGTAGGAACTGTGCGTGTACCGCACGGCCCCGCTGATCAGGGGATCGTCGAAGGAGGTGTTCGTGCCCTCAGGCTTTGAGACCATCGGCCCGAGACCTGCCACCTTGAGTTCCTCCTCGTAGGCCCGTGTGGATCCCTCGACACTCATGACGGGGATCCACTGGTTCGGCTGTGCGTCAATCTCGTTGAACATCACATCGAACAGACCTGGAGCGAGGAGCGCTGAGAAACCACCAGTGCTGGTTGCCATGTCCTTGCTCCCTTACGAGGTCCGAAGACCCTGGAAATAGATCGGGTCGAACGCGAAGACGACCCACCCGATGATGTCGCCGACAGCCATGGGAACTCCGTCCTGCACGGCAGTCCAGATGTCCCAGATGATGACTCGCTTGTTCGTCGTCTCGGTCTTGTCGACGTACCACGGATTCGGCGAAGCTGCGAGGGACTTTACTCCGTACATCTTGCCGCGGTCCGTCACGGCAGTTGTGCCTGCGCCCTCGGAAGCCTGGGTGTCCAGGTTCGCGATGAACAGGGTGTTGGGGTGCGCGAGCTCGACGACGATGTTGTACAACCCCGCGGTGGTGTTGTGAGCATTCTCGGTCGCGACGCCCATGATCAGCGTTGGGTCAGCTGGGCACTCGGCGATGTACCCGCCAACAAGGTAGACCAACGCACCCTTCTTGAACGTCTGGGACGCAGCTTCCGGGAAGCTTTCTCGCGGGATTGACAGCCCGGTCAGCGTCTTCAACGCTCGAGGGACAATGCGCGGTGCAGTTGCCATCTAGGTCCTACTTCTGTGTGAGCTCTTTGATCTCGGGGTCGGCGTCCTCGCGGAACACGAGCCGCTTGGGGACGTTCCTGTACCCGAGGTTGCGGAGCTGGCGCTGTGCGCCTTCGTTTGCGTCCTGGACCATCGTATCAACGGTGGCCTCCTGGCGCTCTCGCGCTTCCAGCTTGTCCGCGTGGATCGTCTTTTCCCACTGCTCTTTCGGCATCCGCATGAGAATCAGATCCCCACGTTTCCTGACGATGCCGGTCGGCGTCTCGCTGACCTGGCCGGGTGGCAGAGTTCCTGCAGGGACCGGAGGAGCTGGATCTTTCACCGTCTCCCATCCCTGGAACTCCGCCTCGAGCATCCGCCGATCCTTCTCGTTCATCCAGCGGTACTTGAAACCTGGGTCCTCGTCTTGGACCCGAAAACGATCAACGGAGTGCGCGGTCATACACCGTCTCCCTTCGGTTGTTCCGGGACGTTCTCGTCTCGGAGGCTGTGATCTCTTCCTGAGTGATGCCCTGGTCCTCGAGCCGGAGCAGGTACTCCTCTACGGCTACGCCGAAGGCCGAGGCCTGACGCTTCAGCTTGTCAGTCGCGACCAGCTTGGGCTTCCGAGCAACGGGCTCTGCGGCCTTCCGTGCCGCTGGGGTTGCTGCCGCCGAGGGCGGCACTGCCTTCGGCTTGACAGGGGCCGGAGCGGACACCGAAACTGGAGCTGCGACCACTGGAGGTGGAGCGGCCGGTGGCTCTTCGGCAGGCGGTGCGGGTGGGGCCTCAACTGGAGCCACAGGTGGGGCCTGTCCCATGATAACCGCTTTGGTTGCGGGGTCCGTCCCGGCCTTGATCATCGAGTAGACGAAGTAGTGCACCCCCTTCTGAACACGCTGGTCCGGCGTCATGGTCTGCTTCATCTTGGTGACTTCGTCGCGGTACTTGTCGTAGTCCGTGACGGTCGCCGCGAAGGCAGCCTCGTCGTCAGCTTCCAGGCGCTGCATCATCAACAGGGTCGAATTGTCGACGCGTCCCACAGCGTGTGCAGCGAGTGCAGCTGCCGGGTCGGCCTTGGGCGCTGCGGCAGCTGCCACCGGTTCAGGGGGCCCCACTGCAGCCTCCAGACTCTGTGCGTACTCGAGCACGTCACTGAGTTTGTGCCCCTTGAATCGTCCGCTTGTGACGACCCCGTCAGCGTCAGTAGTGAGTAAGTTCGGATCCGGCATGTTCAGCCTCTTTCTTCTCTTCGCCCCTCAGTTCAAGGAGCAGTACGGTCAGTAGCCTACATTCCCCCTGGCATCGGTGGAGGTCCTGGAGGGAGTCCAGGAGCTGGAGCTTGCGGCGGGCCACCTGGAGGCGGCGGGCCAGATAGTCCTGGAGGTCCCGCTGCGCCTGGGCCTGCAATTGGTTGAGCTTGTCCAGCGCCACCTTGACCTCCTCCGAAGATACTCTGCAGGTTCGGGACGACCGAATCGATGTCTTCGATGTCGAACCGTTCCACGAATCTCTTCACGATGTTCGTCGACGCTTCCATTACGGCCATCGCAACCACCTTCATTGGCTCCGGGAACCCCGGGTTCAACAGCACACCCACGAGCTGGTTCAGCTTCATGTAGTAGCCGTCAAGCACGGACATCAGAAGCTGCATGTTCTGCAGCTCGACGTCCCGGTTCGCTGACTCGTTCGTGAGGGTGATCTTGAGCCCGAACGCCATACGGGGATCCCCAGGCGGCAACTTCAGGACCTTGTCCTCGTACACCAGACCCTTAGGCGCGAACTGCTGGACCTGCTGCAGAGTCAGATACAGGAGCTCCTGCACCGCGTGTCGCAGATCGTCGATCGAAAGCCAGAACCTGATGTTGCCTTCAGCGATCGTCGCTGTCGTGCCGGTTGCGGTGGCTTGGGACCCGACAACGCTGCTCTCCAGGCCCATGTTGTACGACGACACACCGGAGCGCTTCTCTGCCAGGTACGCAGCTTGCTTCTCGAGGTTCCCGATCGTGGGCCCTGGTTCACTCAGATGTATTACGATGACGTCTTCCCTGGGCTTATCTGTGACGATTCGCTTCCCAGGGTAGATCTCCTCGTTGGCCCCGAAGTTCGCTTCCGGGGTGCAAACCACAAGGCCGGCGTTCGCCGCGGTCGCAGCGTCGATGACCTGGTTGTGTGCCGTACTGGCTTCGATCTGGAACGGCCCGACCTGCTCGGCAGCGCCCATTGAGTAGAACTCGTGGGACTGTGTCAGGAACGGGATCTTCGTGACGTGCCGAGAAGCCCCGAAGTACGGGTTGTAGATCATCTGCACGAAGCAGTCCGCGGACATGGAGTAGGTCAGGATGATCTCTTCGAAGGTGTCTTCCTTGATCTCCCATAGACCGTGAATCTCGTACAGGGTGTACGGAGACGGACCCTCTCCGGTCGTATGCGCAGCTTTCATCGACTCGAGGTATCGAGGGTCCTTCCTCTCGGACGAATGCTGCTTCAACCGTTCGACGTCTTCGTACAAGCCGTCTTTCTGAGCCTGGAGGAGCTCCGCCCAGGTGTACCGCAGACGCTGAGCGAACCAAGGAAGCTGCCCTAGCTCGTCGTAACCGATCGGAGGAATGAAGTCGTCCGGAGAAATGATGTGCCAGCGTACACCCGTGTACGTGGGGACTTCCTGCTCGACGACCTCGCCCTGGGCGTCGTACGCGTGGTACTTACGTTTCTCGTCTACCCAGAGCGGTTTGACGTACGCGTCTCCGTACAGGACGCAGTCGAAGAAGGCACTGCGTAAGCGATCCCGTGCTCCTGAAGTTCGAACGAACCAATTGATCCACTCGCGGAGATCCTTCTCCATCGGCTCCCACTGTTTATTCTTGATCTCGACCTCAGCAAAGTCCTTGCTAGCCATGAGGGCCTTGTGAAGCCGAGCAACAAGTGCGTCGACAGTGATCGCAACGAGCGGCACAACCACATTGGATGCGTTCGCCCATGGGAACATCTTTGCTTCGGACTCCGGGTACGCCTTATAGTACCGGAGCCACTTCGCATAGAGAGTCTCACGTTTGGCATGGGCATTGACTGCACCGGACAGAGCCTCCCGGACCTTGACCCGCAAGGCGGACTCTTCGTCCTCACTCAGTTCCAGTGGCCGAACTTCAAGCGGCATGGGTTGCCCCGTCAGGGTTCAGGATGCACTTGCCCTGAAAGCCGAGACCAACAGTCGGCTTGGCCTCGACCTTGGGCTTGGACTTCTCTACCGCCTTCCGCGCATTTTGTTTCGCTTGCACCGCGACATTGAGATCCTCCTCTGCTGGCTTCAGCCGTTTCGCACGAAGTGCTTCTTTCACTTCCTCTGGCATCGCATGCTTCTTGTTCATCTCAGTACCCCGTTACTTTCGACCGGGTTGCGAGGCTTTGTGCCTCGACGCGGGAATTCCGAACTGCGGGTGCGACCGAGTACAGACCGAACAGCGGAATGCAAGCCGCCGTTGCGTCCAAGAGGTCCTTCTGAATGGAAACGGGGAACCCTTTCATTTCGTCTACCAAGTCGCGAAGGCCCCTGCGAATGTAGACCAGGTGGGACTCTGTGTAGGGAATCAGAGACCGGATTCTGGAGTCCTTTTCGCCAATCGGACGTTCTTCGCGGACGGAGAACGAGTGACCGAGTTCCCTCATCTTGTGGTACAGTGGAAACTTCAGGATGCGCTGGAAGCCCACATCCTCGATTGCGGAGACTGCCGGCAAGTACCGTTGGTGGAATCCGATGTATCGAGTGAGCAACAGCGTCGGATCCTTCTTCTCCCCAGCGGCCTCGAATACGAAGATCCTACCAAGACGATCCTTGCCGGCAACTACCATCCCGTTCTTACAGCCCTTCCGTTCGTCGAGAGCGGTCAAAGCTGGGTCCCAGAACAGCACCTTCTTGATCATGTCGAACGCGACGATCTCTTGCACGCCCTCTTCGTTCTCGATCTTCAGGTTGCCCTCAGTGTCGTAGACGAAGTACCGAAGGTCCCGCTCGCGAAACTCGGCCAAGCTGGGGTCCTGCGGATTGTTCAGATAGAGCATTGAGTACATCCAGGCGCCCTGCTTCGCCCTGATGCGTTTGCAGGACTCCTCGGGGAACAGTGCGGGGAAGAAGTAGTAGGTCTTATCCGGCTCCGGAGCGTACTCGTCCGGATCCATTGCGTAGATGGAAGGTTGGTTCCGTTCCTCGGCGGTCTTCAGGTCGTACTGCAGCTCTTCGCGTGTCCAGTGGAGCGGCCTGACCTGCACTTCGTACGAGTCCGCCTCGTTCAGCATGATGTCCGCGTAGACATCATCGATACCCCACCGAGTCCCGATTAGCAGGTCGTACGCACTGCGCTCGTCAACGAACAGAGCCTCACTTGCCCTGTAGAACTGCTTGACACGCTCACGTACTGTCGGTGACTCGGCAGATTTGAGGTCTTCGAGGTCGTCCTTGATCTGAACAGTGTAGTGCCGGGACACGATATGCGTGTCAACCCCGGCGGCCTCGATGGTGTCTTCCCCGTATGAGCCCTGCCGTGGGAAAAGCAGGTTCGAGTCCGTCCAAGTTGTAGATCCGACATCTGGTACGATCTCCGGATACAGCCATCGAAGCAGCTCGTTCCGCTCGATCTGCTGGCGCAAGCTCTTGATCTGCTTCTTTGCATTCTCCGCCGAAAACGAAGACAAGAGGATCCTGTGCTCCAGCCCCGGTAAGCCGCAGAAACTGTCTTGGATCAGAATCCAGAGGGGGAAAGATTTCGAGCCGACGGTAGACTTGTAGCAGTCGCGCGGAATCAGCACTACTTTGCGCTGCTTGTTCGGCGGTTCGACTGATTGGATGAAGTTGCAGAGCGAGAGGTGCGGAACGACCTGGACTTTGTTCCATCCTAGGACCGCCGTTGTGAAGAAGTACAGTGAGGCTTTGCCCCGGGCGCGCGTGGTTTCGTATATCTCGTCCGCAAAGCTTGAGGTTGGCAGCTTTGGGTACCCCAGGACGTTGAAGGCTTCGCCTGTGGTCATGGGCGAGGACCTGCGGTCGCAGCTGTGATGTCGATTACGGCTGCCTCAGCGGCACGCTGTTCGAGCATTGCGTGGAGGTCCGCGGTGATCGTGAACGAGATTCCCCGGTGTTCCATGTGCCGAACCGGCGAATGACCCGCTCGGTCAAGCCAATCCTGGGCGAGTCCGGCGGCAAGCCGGGCATCCGGCGTGGTCTCTATGATCGACATCAGGCGGTCTTGCATCTCACCGGCGAACTCCTGGAAGGTCTCCTGCACCAGTTCCCGGCTTCGCCGCAGCTCTACCGGAAGTTCGTCGTACACCTTCCCCAGGTACCAGTTCTCGTACCGTTGGTAATCCGGCTTCTTCAGCCACATCAGCACTGACTGGTACGAGTACCCCAGCCGTTTAGCGACCTCCGAGATGGGAACGTTGGGTTCATTTGCCCGGATCTGGGCCAGTATCTTCCACTCCGTCCGGACTGGCAGTGGATACAAGCGGTCAAGCTGTGCTTCGCCCATTGTGATGCTCTATTGTACCCCGGAATGCCGCCGGAAGGCAATCGGGGATTTTGCGTGACACGCGCAAAAAGTGGGGAAATTAAGTGCGGGGCGGTGATCCTTAGTGCAATCGGGTTAGTTTGGGGGTATGGGGGGTGTTAGTTGTTGTGTAGAGTGAGTCGGTGTTAGTGTATCAGATGGGGTAGCCAATCCCCGAAGGAGGACACGTGGAAAACACATGGCACGTCGTGAAGAGCACCGTCGAAGTTCGTCCTGGCAACAAGACGGGCTGGATCGAGGTTCAGGTGACT